GCAGTAGGTACAGCAATAGCATCTAAGGCTGTTATATTAGACTCAAATAAAGACTATACAGGTATTCGTAACCTTACAACAAGTGGCACAACAGTCATGTCAGGGCAGCCAGCGTTTTTAGCACAACCTGCAAGTGCGCAGAATGATATAGCTATTAATGCAACCGCAACCATTGCTTTTGGCACAGAAAGATTTGACCAAAATTCTAACTTTGCCTCTAATGCCTTTACAGCGCCAGTAACAGGTAAGTATCAACTCAATGTTAATTTATACCTGCGAGACTTAGACATCGACACAGGATATTATCAATTTCAATTAAACACATCAAATAGAGTTTATTACTTTATACAAGGTACGGTAGGATTTGATGCAGATATGAATTTTCATCAACTTGGAATATCTATTTTGGCTGACATGGATGCAAATGATACCGTCAATGTCACAATCCCCGTTATAAATGCAGGGGCGGCACAGTTAAGCGTAGACCCCGGTTCTAATTTTTCAGGCTACCTAGCAGCATAACAACGGGCGAAATATCCCTGTCTTAAAGGAGACAAAATAATGGCAACAATTACATTAACAGTAACATGTACGGATACTGAGCAAGCAATCTTGCTTAACGATCTGCTGAACATTAACGACTGGCTACAGGCTGCAATGGCTGGCAAGAAGAACAATGCTTGGAAACGTATGCAGCAAGAGTGGACTACTAAGTTGATGAACGACAGTGACTTCACTGACAGCATCCCGTCCAATCAGGCAGACTTTGTAACGCTGGTCACAGGTCGGAGCGACTACAAGACACGTACAGAACGTGACGCACTAGAAGGATAAACACATAATGTCTACTTTACGAGCAGACGCAATCGTTGACGCAGCGGGTAACGGTAAGCCTGACTTAACTAACGGTCTTCAGATTGGTGGCGTTGCTGTTACCAGTACAGCCGCAGAGATTAATATTCTTGATGGAGTTACATCTACTGCTGCTGAGATTAATATTCTTGATGGAGTAACTTCTACAGCCGCTGAGTTAAATATTCTTGATGGAGTTACTTCTACAGCCGCTGAACTTAATGTACTAGATGGCATTACAGCAGTAGTAGGTGAGCTTAATGCACTGGACATTGGTAGCACAGCAGTAGGCACAGCAGTTGCTTCTAAGGCTGTAATACTAGACTCCAACAAAGACTATGCAGGGATGCGTAACGTCACCACAACAGGACTATTTAAACCTGTAACATACCAAGAGACATATATAGCTAAATCAGCAGCATCTACAGTTACTTGTGATTTAGCCACAGGTACACATTTCTCTGTAACAATAGCGGCTAACACTACATTCGCATTTAGTAACCCACCTTCTAGTGGTACTTCTTACTCCTTCGTACTTATCATAACTCAACACAGTACTGCTGTTACATTGACATGGCCTAATACTGTAGATTGGGCTGGTGGCTCTGCCCCTGCCGCAGCGGGTAACAATGAAGTACAAGCCTATGGCTTTATAACCAGAGATGGCGGCACTACATATTACGGTTTTCTTGGAGGAACCGCAATTGGGTAATTCATTTAAAACAATATTTCAGGGTGCGGCTGGTTCAGCGGATTCTGAAGACATCGTGACAGATCAACTGTATTGGCATGTAGATGCTGCTAATTCATCTAGTTACTCAGGCTCTGGTACAACTTGGACAGACCTTATTAGTGGTCAAAATGCAACCTTAGTGAATGGGCCGACCTACAGCAAAAGTGGAACATATAGTGGGGGTGCTTTCTTTTTTAATGGTACTAATGAGTATGCCACAACAAGTTTCAACAAAAACCACAATGCGTTTTCTGTTTCTGCTTGGATTAAACCAAGTACGCAAACGGCGTCTGGGCCACATGCTATTGTGAACTCGTTTGAAGACAACTCTGCGGAGTGGTGGTCGTTAGAGGTACAAGGTAATGACAGAGGTAAACCAGAGTGGGTTATTGATAACAATAGTGCTAAAATTACTCTGCTAGCTGATGACGAGAGTCCTGATTCTTGGCAAATGATTACTGGAACACGTTCGGGTGCTACCATGAAATTGTATTTAAACACATCGGCATTAAAAACTAGTACTAGCTTAAATACTTCTACTGTATTGAGCGTTGAACCCTTTTGGATTGCAAATAGTTTAAATAATGAATACTTTAAAGGTTATATTTCTGACATAAAAATTTACACAAAAGAACTATCTTCATCAGAAGTAACTCAAAACTATAACGCATTAAAAGATAGATACGGTCTTTAAAATTTAACCGACCATCCAAGCCAAGGAGCATACACAGATGGACTTAATTAAAATTACAGACGGGACGCAAGAGCCATATAGCATGGGTCAGCTTCGCCGTAATAACAAAACAGTTTCGTTTCCCAAAGTGGTAGACTCAGCTACTCTGGAAAACTACGGAGTGTTTAGTGTAGTTGACGCTGCCCTTCCTACGTATAATGCAATTTCAAAATCAATTACACGGGCCGAAACAGCCGTAGAAGTTGATGGTCAGTGGACATATAATTGGATTGTTACGAATAAATCAGCGGAAGCTCTTGCAGCAATTAACCGCACAGAACGTGACGAGCGTTTAGCTGCATCTGATTGGGTTGCTACCAAAGCGTTGGAAGCTGGTGGTTCTGTAGCATCTGATTGGGTTACATACCGAACTGCTCTGCGTAATATTACAGCCCATTCCAACTGGCCCGACTTAGTGTACCCAGACCAAGAAGGTAACGGTGGTGATTGGCCAACTAAACCTTCATAAGCAGCTTAGTCACCCTACATAAAGCGATTGGAGTAAACGAATGTCCTTGACCAAACTTCAGTTCAAACCCGGAATTAACCGCGAAACCACCTCATATAGTAATGAGGGCGGTTGGTTTGACATGGACAAGGTTAGGTTTCGTTTTGGGTTCCCTGAAAAGATTGGGGGCTGGATAAAGAACTCTAACGCCAACTTCTTAGGAACATGCCGAGCGTTACACCCGTGGGTTGCCCTAGACGGAACTCAATACGTTGGAGTAGGAACTCATTTAAAATATTACATTTTAGAGGGTGGGGGTTTTTTTGACATTACGCCTATTCGAGTAACTACGGCAGGGGGGGATGTAACATTCGCCGCGGGGGCAAACACCCTTAACGGAGGAATAAACGCTTCTGTTGAATCTATTGTTGTGAATAGTGTGTCTGGTTTTCCGGTAGCTGGAACTATAAAGATAGGAAATGAGCAGATAACCTACGCCGCTATCAGTTCGGCAACCTTAACCGGATGTGCTAGAGGACAGAACGGGACTACTGCCGCAAGTCATTCTAATGGAGCCGCCGTTACTTGTGCGACGATCACTGTGACTGACGCAGATCATGGTGCGTTAGACAACGATTTTGTAACGTTTACAGGCGCAGCTAGTCTTGGTGGGGGCGGTACTATTTCTGCTGCTGTTTTAAACCAAGAGTATCAAATTAAAACTATTGTTAGCAGTAGCGTTTATCTGATCGAAGCAAGGACCGTAGCAACGATTCCTTCAATTACTACTGCCAATGGCCTCGCTGCTACACTCGTGTTTGCTAATGGCTCTGACAGCGGAAACGGTGGGGGTTCTTCGGCAGGCGCATACCAAATTAACACGGGCCTTGACACCACAATATCTGGAAACGGTTGGAACGCGGGAGCTTGGAACCGTGGAGCTTGGGGCTCTGCCGCAGACATTTCGGCTCCGGGTCAGAGCCTTCGTATGTGGAGCCATGATAATTTTGGAGAAGACTTAATTATTAACCCTCGAGACGAGGGGGTCTTTTACTGGGATAAAACCAATGGAACAAGTACCAGAGCCGTAGATATAGGCACGTTAACCAACCCTATTGCTCAGAGTGCCCCTGTTTCAGCTAAGATTGTTCTTGTGTCGGATAAAGACCGCCATGTTATAGCGTTTGGCTGCAACCCAGAACAATCACTTGTTCAAGACCCTTTACTTGTTCGGTTTAGCAACCAAGCTGTCCCACAGGAATGGGCAGCGCAGGCAACAAACACTGCGGGAGATTTAACTATTGGCTCTGGTTCGCAGATTGTTGCTGCAATTGAAACCAAACAACAGGTTCTTGTTTTTACGGATGTTTCTCTTCATGCCATGCAGTTTCTGGGCCCCCCGTTTACATTCGGCATTAACGTAGTCTCCGAAAACATTACTATTGCTGGGCCTTTGTCTGCAATTAACGTTGAAGATACTGTGTTCTGGATGGGCAGGAATGAGTTCTATTCTTATTCTGGGCAAGTGCAGCGTCTTCCCTGCACCGTGCGGGACTATGTATTCAATAACTTAAACCTCGCCCAGCTTGAAAAAATTACTGCGGGAACGAACACGGCGTTCGGTGAAATCTGGTGGTTCTATCCCTCGGCGGACAGTGATGAAAACAATAGCTACGTCGTGTACAACTATATGGAACAGGTCTGGTCTTATGGGCTACTAGAAAGAACAGCTTGGCTTGATCGAGGAATCACCAACCTACCGTTGGCAGCGTCTTCAGACCACTTCATGTACAATCACGAAACAGGGTTTGATGA